TCATGCCCGTACTCTAAGTCTGTTTTGAAATCAAACTTAGGGTTATACCCTGCTATTTCCAAGGGTTGTGCTCTAACTTGCTGTAGCCACGATTGTAATTACGCTCTCTCTTTAATTCTTCTGCGAGTCGTTCAATCTCACGACAAGCAACTAACGCCAAGTTAGGTAGGTATGCAATGTCATCTGTATTGTCTTCCACCATCTTGCGGATAATACTTACTAATTCACTGTGATACATACTGTAATTCTTTCTCTTGTTTGATACTGGTTTGGTCAAAGCATCCGACGTAGAACGCCTGTCCCCATATTTCAATTGGGTGGTAGCCGAGGCGAGTTGCCCATGTGTCGGCTGCGTAGATGTCCATGCCTTCTGCTCGCCACCTTGACTTGACACCTGAGTCCACTGCGCCGATACGTTCGTCACGGGTGAGGCGGTCTAGTAGTGGTGTTGCGTCTAGTCGTAGCCCTGCGTTGATGTTTGTTTCACGGTAGTGCTTGCGGTATGCCTGCGCTTCTGTGACGCAGATGGTGCATCGGCATTTGTATTTCATGTAGGACGAGCGTCCGTGTTTGAAGTCAGCCATTGGTTGCCAACCGTTCTAGCCGTGTGACCTCAGCCTCTAACGCACGAACCTGAATCAACAACTGGTTGTAGTCTTTCTCAACAGCCTGTGCCTGTGCCATCAACTTGTCAAAGTTGTGTCGCCAAAACCAACCGAATGTTTGGTCGTTCCCGTAACACGCTGGTTCTACTGGTCGTGTAAGTCTGCTACTCATTCTGATAGTTCCTTTTCTTCTTGTAGTTGTAGCCATGTGTCAATGGCTTTACGTTCACGGTCTGATGGTGCCTGTAACCGTACAAAGTCTGACGCATTGTAGATACGGTTCATTAAACATTCAAAGAGTTCACGGCTTGCCTGTTCCATTAGTAACCTGCCTGCTTCAACAACTTCACCATGTCCTCAAACCGCATGATGGCATACTGCTCTGCACCAGTGGCATGACCCTGACGTTTCACAACCAACACACCGAAGTCAGCACCAGCATTGACACGCTCAGCCTCAGTCTCCTGTAACCAGCCCGACAGTTCATGTCGCTTCGCTGCTTTACATTCAATGACGAGGGGTGCGCCACAGTTGATGTCACCCTTATCTAGGTTGCCATGCAAGGCACGACGTTCGGCATATGGGAACCCGTTGTCACGCATGAAGCGGGCAATGAGGGTTTCAAATGATGTTCCTTTAGAACGGTTCTTTGACATTATCCATTGCCTCTTTCACTAACTGACGCAGCAGTTCTGACTTGGTAATACCGCCACGTGTCATGCAGAGAAGTTCAATGTGATACCACTGCTTGCTTGTGACACGTAATCCCATGAAACGGGTTGATGCAATCTCACCGTCTGGGTCTACTGTTCGCTTCGCACTCATCACTTACCTGCCTTCGCTGCTGTGAAAGCCTTACGTAATGCGGCAAGGTCTTTCTGTGTGGCGAATCCGAAACGCACGTTCGCATCTTTGTAGATGGGCATTGGGTTGAGGTCGTTATCTACACACGCCTTGTTGAACGCATTGATTTGGTCTTCACTGAGGGGCGCATCATCAGGCAGTGCTTGCTTAGGTGCAGGCTTGGTTGACTGTGGCTTGTCACCATCAAGGTCAGCCCACTGGTTCTTAGTCCACAGGTTCAGTGAGATACCAAAACGCATGGACGCATTACGCAGGAAGTCACCAATGAGTTCCTTCTCGTAGTCACCCTTGTCAGCCTTGACACTGCCAACACCGAGGAGTTCCTTACCGTGGACAGTAAGCCAACCCCACATGGTTGCCATGCCGTTCTCAACGTGGATAGCAGGACGACCCTGTACCCAGCCGCATGGTTCCCATGACCAGTATGGGTCAATCTCAATGAGGATACGTGTGATGTCTGCGTGTCCTACGAAGTCCAACTTGGTGCCCCCCTTGGGGAGTTGCTGGACAATTGATGGGTCTGGTTTTGCGTAGTCCTTCAGGATGTTCCTGAGTTCTTGTGCTTTGTTGTTGTCTTCCACTTTGTTTACCTTTCTTGGTGTTGTGTATGTGTAAGAAGTTTCCATTGTTATTCGCCTTTCAAGCGGAGTGTGCGTGATGATGTGGACTTTAGGTACTGTGCGTACAGGTCGGGGTTCTCAGCCTGGAACTTCTTTGCGTCAAACCAGTCACGCTTGTATCCCTTCCATGTGGCAACTGTTGCCCCGTTGATTGTGGCAGATTCGTTCTCGCCAATCAAGTCACAAAGTTCAGCCTTCAGTCTGTCTTCCATTGCTTTGTATGAGGACAGTTCAGACTTGACGTGTTTTAACTGTGCAATGAGTTCCGATACTGATGGGTTGAGTTCTACTGATTCGCCATTGAATCGTGAGTAGCGGGTGGAGATTGTCTCGTATGTGTAGACAACACCTTCGGGGTCCATGCCCAGTGCAATGTTATTCAGCCACTTAGCGGAGGCATCAATGTGCGCCTGCTTTTCTTCTTCGGTCACGTTCTGTTCCACGATGGTGAGGCGTAGTGTGTTGTCAAAGATTGCCCAGGTCACACGGCTTGCATCTGAACAGATGGCTTGTTGTACACCTTGGATTTTCCAGTAGTCAGGGAGTGTGCCTGAGTATTCACGGCTAGTTGTCTTGACTTCAAGAATGTGGCGAGTCTCCTCATTCCATCCGTCAAGGGTAGAGATGAGGTGTGCACCTTCGTCGTCGTCATAGCAGAACAGTTCATCGGGTGTAACGAACTTGATGCCAAGCCTGTCGCCTGCCCACTGGATGATGGTGTCTTCCAAACGGTTGCCTGTTTCCATAGCGGCGTTTGGTGGAATTGGTGTTGGGGCTACACCTGACAGCAGTTCTGCTGCGTATTGGTCTTGCTTTACAAACGGGTGTACCCCGTAGATGGCGGCTGCTGCACTAGCGGAGATGCGGCGATTACCGTCTTCGTCTGTGTAGCGTTGGTTCAGCCATGCTTGTGAACCGTGTGGTGCTTTTGGTATGCGATACCGAGTGAAACTCATGAGTTCCCCTTCCTTCTGTGTTATGTATAAATCACATTACAGGAAGGTTGTGTCAATTACAAGGGGTAAGTACAAAAGTTTTTCTGACCATGCCGATGGGGATGTAGAACAGGTTGATTCCTTCACCATCGTGGTAGGTCTGAAGCAGGGTCACATGGTCTTTCTTGCCACCTGGGTCTTCTGATGGTACGAGGAAACCTACTGAGTGGACAAGGGTTTCGCCGTCATCTTCAATGGTTTCTAGTGTGAGCCATCCTGCGTCCCCACCGCAAGCGTCTGCCCATTCAATAAGGACGATTGGGTATTCAGTCTTCATTGTCTGCTGGCTCGCCTTCTGTGCGACACTCAGGGCAGTAGCGCCCCTGGGATTGATGCCATGCTTCTTCGCAGACGGGGCATACGTAGAGGTGGGACAGCGAGGTCATGGCTTTAGGTTACTACGCCGCTTTATGCGTGGCGAGGAGTTGGTCTATACGTGCTACAAGACGGACAAGTTGTTCTTCCTCTGGTCCACGGACCACTACTTTTACTAGGAAATTACGGATAGAGATAAGGTCTGCGAGTGTCATAGGACCTGCAACTTTATCAGTCAGGCTTAGTGATATACGCTTCCACTAATGTCAAACGCTTCTCAATTCTGTCAAGAGAATCACGCAAAGACGACCCACTATTCGGGCGCATCTGCTCCTCAACAAACCCCATCGCCTTTTCAATGCGTTTAGCCCAACGGTACGCTGGCAGTAGCAACCCACGGTGAATGACACCAAGGGAAGCCACTGCCGCAGCGACCATGCCAAGTATTTGAATGGCTGTCACTTCCCGTCACACCACTGCCAATGCCAGTGTTCAAACTCTGGCGACTTGATGTTGTCTCCCTGAAGGTAGAACCCGAAGGTTGGTGCGTTCTCACACATCCACTTAAAGCCCTTCTTAGCCGATGCCATACCGACAAGGTTGCCACCCTTGCCTTCAACAGCCAGGTCAATGGCAAGACCCCACCCGTGGTTGGAACCTGACTTACCTGTTGGGTCTGGTGCAGCAGATGGTGCCTTACCCTTCTTCAGAATCCAGGTCTTGCCGTCAAACTTACGGGTCACCGTGTTCTTCTTGCCGAGGCGTGGGTCGTTCGGCTTGGCTACTTCATAGCGGTCCATGAACATTGCGAACTGTCCGTCATAGGAACGGTAGTCACCAATGTTGCGAAGGTGTACACCTGCCGCCATTGCTGCGTCATACATTTTGTCAAACGCTTCGGCTGCTTCCTTGTACATCTTGCCACCAGTCTTCACACCAACGAGAAGACTCTTGTCAAGGCGACCATTGATTTGACCTTTCAAGCCTGCTGGTACTACTAACTTTTTATATGGGAGTGTCTTTGACATTTTTATTCTTCCTATGTTGCTTTACTGTGGAGAGGGGTGTACTATTTCTATTGCCTCAGGCGGAGTTCTTTTTCCCTTTCTCCTTCGCCTGGGGCTTTTACTATTATTCGTCAACTCCTACGTTGAAGATGATTGCTAGTACAAGAACGAACAGGGTGGCTACGCTGATGTAGATAGCCTTAGCCAGTGTGGGTCCTGAGAGGGTGATGAGGACTAGCCCTGTGCCTGAAGCCCAGAGTAGTAGCGAAACAATGGCACTGAAATACTTACTCATGAGTACGAATCTACCACTTTCTAATTGGTATGGCTGACGCTGCCATAGCGATAGCGCCAATGGTTACAAGGGTTCTACGGGTGGACACGGGGACAGTGGAACCAGTCGGGACGTAGGTGTCTAGACCGCCACCGAAGATATTGATGGTTTTCTCAAAGGCTTTACGCACCTCTGTCGGGGCTGCCTGTACGGATTCAACGAGTTGTTCTAACTGGGCATCAGACAAGTCATCCACAACTAGGGCTTCAAAGACCTGGGTTGCTTCTTCTTCTGTAATGGTTGCCAATACCTCAGGATTGAGTGCTACTTCTTCTGCTTGTTCAGGGGTGATGACGGGTGGTAAAGTTGAGGTAGTCACTGGAAGGGTGGATGTTGATGTGGATTCTGGAATGGACGGCAGTGTTGTTGTCGGCGGCAGTGTGCTTGTTGTCGTGGTCGTGGTGGAAGGAACAGCAGTAGATGTGGTGGTTTGAATTGCAGTGGTGGAAGGCGCAACGGAAGTGGAAGTTGTTGTTGGCTCAACCGTTGTCGTTGTGGTTGTTGTTGTCGCTTCTGTGGTGGTCGTTGTTTGTTCTGTTGTTGTTGTCGGGGGGACAGTAGATGTCGTGGTTGTATGAGGCGGGTCCGTGGTTGTTGCTGGTTGGGGCGTTGTTGTGGGCGACGATTCGGGGATGGTAATAGAACCCTGACCGAACCCCAGTTCGTAGTCAATGTTCCATGTTTGCCCGTCACGCCACACGTTAGGTTGCCAACAGCAGGTTCCTGCACGTAGACGGTAGCGACCAGGTTCTACGTCTATAGAAATGTACGATTGCAACCCGTTGTAGTCATCGTTGCTGATAAGCAAAGTGTCTTGTTCGTTGTACAGCCAGAGTTGCGGGTCGGACGGATGGTTTGCAACCATGTAGGTTTGTGCAACAAAACGTGTCGGCTCGCTGTATTCAAACCAGAAGTCTGTTGGTTGGGTGACGATTACGTTTTCTGCTTTAGCACTGGATGACAGCAGTAAAGCAGCACCGATAACCCCTATGAAAAGTAGTGCGGCTCTACTGAGCCTGGTTGTCACGCTTCACACCGAAGGCTGCGTCCACTTCATGTGCTTCTAACTTGCCGTCAAGTGATGCCTTAGCAAGGTTGACGAGAACGTCTGCGATTGCGTGGAATCCACCGAGGGCTGCTGAGTACCACAGTGGGATGGACACGCCTGTGCCAACCGAGTTGATGATGCTAGAGCCTGTGATGATTGTAAGGCTGGACATGATGAACAGCGCAATGATGCGGCTTGCCACGTCCTTGGCAATCTTTAATGACAACATGGGGGGTTCTCCTACTGGTTAGCCCCTCCAGGTATGGGGGTCAGTATATCAGAAAGTGACCGACCCTGAAGAATTTGTTGCTGTGATTGTAGGGTAATTAGCAGCGTCAAAAGTCCCAAAAGCAAATACTTCCGTAGTGATATTTGCTGAAGTATCGGCATTTACGGTTGTTTGGGAAAAAGAAACACCAAAACTAGAGGGGGTGGTACCAGAAAGCGATGCTTGGAAACCGTTGGAATTGATGGTGAAGTTTTTATAGTAGGTGGTGGAAACAGGGAAAGCATTAGTGTCAGTGAAATACGATGTGGCAACATTCGTGATGCTTGGGCGTTCGTCCCATACCTTGACCCACGAACCACTGCTCTTGACATAAACGCCTAAAGGCTTCTTCCATGTACCAGAATGTTTAGCCCAAAAGTTAGACCACGACTTCCAAGTACCACCGTTTTGTGCTTTGGTGTTATGCGAACCGACAGCAGGCATTAGACCACCTTGACCCAGACATCACCGTTCTTGCCACCTGAAGGGTCAGAAGTAGAAACAGTGACGAGAGGGATATCGCCCGATGAACCATTGTTTAGTTTGGCATTTGTGACGTTAGCGTCAAGTATCTTTGCTGTGGTAACAGCGTTGCTGGCAAGGTCCTCTGCCACGATTGTGCCATTAACAATGTTTGCTGAAGCCACCGTGATATCGGTAGGCAATGCACCAGTAGCCAACTTGGATAGAGCGATAGCAGCCGAAGCATTGATATCGGCGTTAACAATTGTTCCATCTGCAATCTTGGCTGATGTGACAGCCGAGTCTGCGATGTCAGCCTCAACGATTGTGCCATCAACAAGGTTTGCAGAAGCAATAGTGATGCTGGTTGGAAGCGCACCTGTAGCCAACTTGCTCAGAGCGATAGCGGCTGAGGCGTTGATGTCAGCATTAACAATAGTTCCATCAGCAATCTTGCCTGACGTAATAGCAGAATCAGCAATGTTTGCTGTGTCAATAGAAGACCACTTGACACCACCATCAGTAACGCTGGAGTCAGCCATCAAGACTTTATTGTTATTGCCTGACCCGCCAGTAGAGATTGTCTTAGGACCAGTTGTCCCATGCACAACAATGTCACCATTAGTGGTGTACTTGGATACAAGTTCATTAGCCTGGTTCGCTTCTGTAGCGGTAAACACTGGGTAGATAGTTGCGCCAACATCATGCGCTCTGTCTGTTGTGTCGTCAACACCACGACCATTAACTGATGCTGACCAGGCTGAAGTAACAGCAGGGTCAACCACAGTCAACGTGGTGGTAGAAGCATAGATAACACAAATCTTTTCTTCTTTGGCTGTGCCAGGGTCCACAACAACAAAGAAAGGTGTCCCACTTGTGGACCATCCAGACATTGATGCTGCAAGAGTGATGCTTGTAGCGTTAGCGGCAAGACCGCTACCACCCAAAGCATTGATTACTGCTGCACCTTTATAAGACCTGCGTGAATAAGCCATTGTTATCTCCTAGTTTTCCACTGAACGCAAGGTTACAACAAGCGTCCCGTTAAATTGCCATGTATTCCCCTGCGAATCTGACGCATCCCACTGCAAATCTTCCAAAATTACTGAGTGCGTAACCGAACCCATTTGCAAAGCGATGATACGAGGTGACCCGATTAGCCCATCAAAAAATGATTGTTCTTCTTCAATGTCGTAGTAATACTCTTTGCCACGGACAGTGACCGACTGGTGGAGCAGGACAGGAACAACGAATACTTGTGAACGGAACGGTGCGGCATATGCTCTAGCCATCCAACGGGTGAATGTTGGTCCTGTTGATGTGGCAGTGGAGGACCTGGTGAGGACGTACTTGAAGTCTGCTTCAATGGCTCGTGTGTTGGAACCGTCAAAGGAGTTTTCAATGTCGTTGCCTGTGTCCCATACTCCTACTTCCGTGTAGTCCCCGTCGTCCAGTTTCAGGTAGGAAGTGATGGAACCTACGAGTGGGGTGGAACGGGTGTCTATCTTGGCTACGAACTTACGGTCTGGGATACCCCAACGCCATGTTCCTGTTTCAATCTCTCCTGTTGCGACAAGGTTTGCTGAATCTTCTGCGACAATACCTACGCCACTAACCATGAAGACGTGCTTGTACACACCTGATACTGCATCTGCGAATACAACAACATTTGTTACATCATTGGTTGATGAGTACATCAGGTCTGTTGCATATGCGGGGGTGTTAGGTGAAGTGAACACGGATAGGTCAAGACGACCCAAGCCGCCTGATGTGCTGTCATAGTGCGAATACGTGAACCAAACGAATCGGTCATAAGAGGAGAACTTGTATACAGGTCCTACTGTTGGGATGAGTTGTCCAGCATTAAGGTTTGAGTTTGAGTCTGTGCTACAGAAACGAACACCCTGGTTTGTTCCGATGAGAATGAATCCGAGGTAGCCAGAGATTGCTGTGACTACTTCTCCTGTTGGGAGTTCAAGGGCTACAACACCTTGGTCAAGTGTGCCGTCTGTTTTGATTGTGATTTTGTAGATAAGGGATTTCTTGCCTGCATAACCTGCTGCGTACACAGCGTTTTGTCCTGTGGCTACACCGACCCAACGCCAATCAGGGTCATCTATTGTAATTCTGTCTGTTGTTGCACCTGCCCCTGAAATCTGTCGTAGGTTTTTGTCGTGTGCGCCGAACATATAACCTTTTGCAAAAGCCAACATATAGTAATCATTTGTTCCAGTAACAAACTTTGTTCCGCTGATAGTACCTGGGGCTGCGGATGTATCAATCTTGCGTACACCATCAGAAGGAAAAGCAAGGTAGATATCGTTGCCATCAGTAGCCATAGCCTGCACAGAACCACCAGGTTCGCCAGTGCAGTCAGTCCATGTAGGGCTAGACGCAAACGGGTTAGCAGTGTATTTAACATCACCGTTTAAAGAAACATACACACGACCATCTTGCACAACCATATGTTGAGAAGTAGCAGAAGAAGATAATGACACCTTCGTAGCATTAAGCAACGACAACTGACCCTTCACCCAAGGGTTAATACCCTTAGACTTATAGAACATATAGTCCTTAGACTCAGCAGTGTCGGCATACTGTTGACCCGAACCATAATGCCACGAGTCTTGACCACGCCTCCACAAACCACCAGGGTTAATAGCGCCCTCACCAGGAGAAGTAGAACCATCTTGTGAATCACGAACACGCTGCTCATAGCCACGTTTGAACTGATTTGATTTCTGGTCAATCATGTATGGGCGACCATCAATGGCGACAGGGAAAGTGTGCGGCACCAAAGATGATGAGGCTGTACCAGAGAAATACGGTGGTGTGCCAAAATACGGCAGTGTGAAGGTGGATACCGCCATTGCTTAATCCCTGTTTAGGAATGTTGGGTATTGCCTCATAAGTTTTGCTGCTTCAGATGTGATGCGGTCACGACGCATACGCAACAAGTTAGTGATTGAGTTGCTAACAGACCCAGACGGAACCTCATCTGGACGGCGGGTGTCGCCTTGTGATTCTGTGAAGTTGCGTTTGATTTCTCGTGGACCAACTAAACGAATCTGCGAACCGATAATCAGGATGTCTTCACATGATGTTGGAAGACCCGTAACATTCTGGATGTTTTGTGTTTCTGCTGTGATGTTGCTGAATGGTGACTTGTATACGATAACCATTCGTCCTGCACGTACCTGCTCATCAAAACGGATTGCGTATCCAGTGTTGAAGTCATCGTTGGGGAGGTCACGGATAAGTCGGCAACGACGGACCTTGATGTAGTCAGTTGATATGTAGCGTAACGAAACTGAAATCAGGTCAATGATTTTGTCTGTTGTCGGCAGGTTAACCATTAGGTCGGTGCCGTTGTAGTTCAACTCCAAGATTTTGATTTGGAACAAACCGTTCATTGGGGATGCAAGGTCGTCAAGTTCAGCGTTCATCGCTTCTAGGATTTGCGCACGTGGAAACTTGGGGTCAACAGTTGCAACAGAAGACGCAGCATGGGCTGCTGCTGTAGTGCCGTTCCAACCTCGCTCAACAGTCACAGACTTTGAACCAGCAGAAATTTCCCATACATACATAAGTTCGTTATCTATTTGGATAACCCCACCAGGTCGGATACCGCCAAGGTCATACTGCATAGAGATAGAAGTAGAGGTAGCAGTAATAGAAGAAACGATTTTGTTTCGTTCCTCTACCGTGCCAGACATTAACTGGCGCACTGTCCTATCAATAACGGTACCGACTGTAGACATTACTTCTTCTTCTTCTTAGCCTTAGGCTTCATACCTGCTTCTGACATAGCAATAGCAACAGCCTGCTTACGGGACTTAACAACAGGTCCACCCTTGCCAGAGTGAAGACTTCCTGCTTTGAATTCGTGCATGACTTTCTGCACTTTGGCAGAAGTCTTTTTCTTGGCTGGCATTACTTCTTCTTAGCCTTAGCCTTGCGAACTGGAGCCTTCTTTGACATGGCGTTCTTCTTGCCATATTCCATCATCTTGTCCTTCATACCTTCGCCCTTTTCGTGCTTCTTCATGGCACCCTTGGACTTGTACATTTCACCCTTGGCAGACATAGATTCTCCTGATTGTAGAGGTGGCTATATCATAGCCGATACCATGTGAGGTTGGCTTGCAGCCTTTCATCGTCAGGGTTGAGGGAGATTGCTTCGGCACCGTGATGCCAGGCTTCGTCGTGGTCGCCAAGGTGGTAGCAGGCAAGAGCCATGCAGTCATGGATTTGCCAGCCCCATGCTTCGGGTTCACAAAAGTAGTCGGTTGGTTTTGTTTTGATTCGGAACGCCATTTCGCAGGCGGCTCGGCAGGCTGTCCAGTCTTCACGGATTCTGTATAGGTCTGCTAGTGCTACCCAGTTTTCTCGGCGTGTTGGGTCTTCCGCTACTGCTTTGTATAGGTGGTGTTCGGCGGCATCGGGTCGCATCTTTGCCATGTAGCGATGTGATGAGGCTCGTTCTGGTTTCCATTGGGAGATGATTAGGTGCCGTGAGAAATGGTGTTGGGCTAGTGCATAACGTCCGTGGAAATAGTATTCACGGGCTAGGTAGAACTGGTTGCGTTCGTCATTGGGATTTTCTTCGGCTGCCAGTTTCAGCATCTCTAGGTATTGGCTTCGTGGTTTGCTGTTGTCAGGATGATGATGGATTTCTAGACCAGTGACATATATAGAGTTTTCTAATGCTACTGGCGTGAGGATTTCATGGATTGGGTATTTCCAGGTGTGGCTGTGCCTGCCGTGGATACGTCCGATGGTGAATGATTGTCCTTCTGAACCGTCAGGGTTGAAACTTGTCACTACTTTGTGGCGCACAAAGTTCACTGATGGGTCAAGGTTTTCTAATGCTTCTCGCCATCCTGGGGTTAGCACTTCGTCCATGTCTAGGGAGATGCACAGGTCTATGTCTTCGGGGAGCAAGGAGAGCGCACGATTGCGGGCTTCGTCAAACCTAAACGGGTCGTACACCTCAGTCAAAGCAGATACCTTGTTTTGCTCCGCTTCGTACAGTGTGGTGTCTGTTGAGCCTGTGTCAAGGATGAACCGACAGTCGGCTTCCTTGCAGGATTCAGCCCAAAGTGCTACGTGCTTGGCTTCATTCTTAGCGATTGTATAGACCGCAATTTTCATTGCCCCTCCTTAGGAATCTATATAGATTCTACAACTTCAAAGTTGACCCAACTTTTAGGACGACCAGTAGTAGGCGGAGTTAGGATATCAACATATTCAACAACATCGGTAATCGTGATGTGTTGTGTGATGTCACGCATCCACTGTCGCCAAGCAATCCATTCATCTTTAACTGACTGCTCTAGTGGAGAATCTGCTCCTACGGTCCAGTCACATTCTTTAAGTAGAACTTCACGCAAGTCACGCATACACCAGTCAAGTTCTTCAATTGTTCCAGGTGATTTTTCTGCGTTGTTTTCGCAGTATATCCATCGTGATATAGCAAGTTTCATATTAAACCTTAATGATGAAGTTAAGAGCCAAGAACGGGTTCATAACGCTAAGTGCTGTATTGGCAAAACCGCCATTGCCTGTTGTGTCAGATGATGGTGTACCAGAAGCAGTGGCAGCAGGGTCAATTGTTGGGATATGAGTATGGCTGACATTGGTTGTTCCAGTTGTCAAACTGTTATCTGTTGGCGATGCAGAAAGAACAAGTCGGTTTGTTCCAGCGTTGCCAATTGTTGCGCGAGGAATCGTGTGGTTGTGAGTTGTCAAGTTGGCATCGGTTGAACCAGAAGTAGAACCGATATCAACAGTATGAGTATGTGCGCTGAGTGTATGCGTATGCGTAGGCAGGTTTCCCGAAGCAATAGTTTGTGATTCAGCACCACTTGTTTGCGCCAAAGTACGAGCCGACAAACCAGAACCAGTGCCAACACCAATAGGCATACGACCACGCATATCGGGGATATTGAACGTAGTGGAACCATCACCCGTACCGAATGTTGTCCCGATTGCTGTGTACAAAGCGGCGTATGTTGAACGGCTTACGGCAGAGCCATTGCAGATAAGCCAGTCGGAGTTTGGCGATGTTGCACCTGCATATATCTGCATTGAACCAGATGGAATTACTGTGCCTGTTGGACCTGTAGCACCCGTTGCACCAGTGGCTCCTGTAGGACCAGTTGCGCCCGTTGCGCCATTTGTTCCATTGGTCCCTGCTGCACCTGTCGGACCAGTAGGTCCTGGCACTGTGGAGTCTGCGCCTGTAGCACCCGTTGAACCAGTGGCTCCTGTAGGACCAGTAGAACCAGTAGGTCCAGTAGGACCAGTTACACCTTGGATACCTTGAACGCCTTGCGCTCCTTGTGCGCCTACCGCACCAGTATCGCCAGTAGGACCAGTAGCACCTGTATTACCAGTAGCCCCCGTTGCCCCCGTTGCACCTGTTGTACCTGTCGGTCCAGTCGCCCCTGTCGGTCCTGTAGAACCCACAGCGCCTGTTGCACCCGTGTTTCCAGTTGCACCTGTGTTTCCTGTTGCACCCTGCGCTCCCGTTCCTCCTGTTGCGCCTGTAGGACCTGTTGGTCCCAAAGGTCCCGTAGGTCCCGTACTGCCTGTGGACCCAGTAGCCCCTGTTCCTCCAGTTGCTCCTGTCGCTCCAGTAGAGCCTGTACTTCCAGTGGGTCCAGTAGAACCTGTCGGTCCTGTAACTCCTGTAGCACCTGTTGCGCCCGTAATTCCCTGTGGTCCTGTCGCACCTGTAGCCCCTTGTGGTCCCGTGTTAGCACTAGTAACAACCGTGACAATAGCGTCAACGGTAGAAGCAGACACTACAGGAACAACCAGCGCACCCACAACTTCAGTGGTGCGTGTAACAACTATCTCGTAACTGTTTAAGTTACTTCCACGGTTAAGTGTGATATTCGTAGTAGCCATTGCTACCTCGTCACATCAGCAAGAACCGTGACATTCCCTGCCAGGATTGTAGAAATAACGCCAGAAGCATTTTCTTCAAGGTCCCAGAAATACAAACCAGCAGACAAAGCAGCAGAAGAAGTAGCCGACAAAACACAAGTAACTTGACCACTGGCAGCGCCAGTAACAGTACAAGTAAATGAAGCCTTGATGGTGGTGGAATCCTGGGTGCTACGAATCTGTGCCTTATAAGTGCGCCCTGTGATGTTAACGGCTGTAGACCCATCAGTCGTGATAGTCACGACCAGGGTTTCTGTGTCACCACGGGTGAGAATTAGGTCTTGGTCAGCAGGTTGAGCCATACGGGGTACAGCATAGCACTATTTTACTGCGCCCGAAGCCAACAAAACATCATGGACATTCTCAGGGACAACGTATGTTTCCCCTGGTATCAGGTTATAAGACTCGTTCCCGATGTAGGCGTTGACTTTTCTGACAACCTGGATTTCAACTTTTATTTCTGGTCTGACAAATTCAGGGTTATCAAGGAGGGTGCCTTCAGGGATGAGAGATAGAAGTTTGCTGGTGGCTTTTGACCAGGAGAACGCTTTGGTTTCTGGGACACGGGAGATGGCAGTTTGTCTGATGGTTCCACGGTTGCGGTATGCCTCCATCATTAGTTCTTCTAGGACTTTTTGGTTTGGTTCATCCCATTGTCCTGTTGTCTCTGCTTTGGATTTGGTGCATGGAACTACCCCGAAGGCGAGATGGGCGAACTGGGACTGTCCTGTGCTGTCTGAGATGATTGTGGGGATGCCACTAGCGATGGCTTGTAACGGCATCAGTCCGAATCCTTCGCCACGGGAAACAGCCACAAAACAATCGGCTTGGTTAAACCATGTTCTTTGTTCTTCAGGTGTCATCCATTCCCTGTTGAGAAAGATTTTTTCACCTAGTTTTTTGGTGGGGACATCTTGTGCGTGAGGGGCTGCTTTGATGTGCAGTTCAGCATCAGGAAGTTTCAAAGCGTTAAACGCCTTCACCAAAACGTCAAGACCTTTGCGGTGCCACAAAGACCCACCACCATGAAAACGAAACACATCGTTATTAGGTTCACCTAACGGTTTCCAAAACTTGTGGTCCACCCCCAACGGGCAGTAAGAAACATCATCATGAAACTGACTAAACAGTTCAACATTGTGCTGGCAAGGAACAACTACCTGGTCAAAGTGAACCAGCCATCTACGGAAACTATTAGGCAAAACATCTGTTTCCCACATAGAAAACAAAACACGATGCTGCCCGTCCAGCCAACCCTTGCAAGCATAAGGAACCTGCATATGAACATCAACAGATGCAGAGTTATCTAACTTCACCGATTTCGGCAGAGAATCCTTGAAGCCTTGGAGCATAGACCCATAACCCAATTTAGGGTCATCAAATCCCCTCCACGATTGATAGTTCACAACGGGGCAGGGGTGCCTTCAATTTGATGCTTAGACGTAGCCAACTGCTCAACCGCATGGCAACCATCAATTGTCTTAGGTTGCAAACCTTCAGCACGAAGACGCTTATAGGCAGGCATATCCTTAGACCAGTTCTTTTCACGCTGGTTAATGACCGCTACCGCCTCACCTTTGGTGGTGGTGGAGTTAGACCCAATCTGTACCCCTGCAACCTTGCATCCGAAACAACCCTCAACATCCAAACCAGGATGTGTCTCTCTATGCTTCAATGTAATCACCATATCCAGCAGCCGTAAGGTCTGCTTCCTCTTGCGCTGTTAACTGATGAATATGCCCACCGTGGTAGGTGAAAGCAATATCGTCAACATCCCCTGGCTGCCATTCCGTGAACGACCCGTCTTTTAATTTGAACACGTTACGTCCACGCCTACCTGGTTTCAGATACGCAAGGATTCCACGTTCCCCAGGTAAAGCCCAGTTCACATAGTTGTCTGTTGGTGGGCGAAAAGTTGCCATGTCTACACAATAGCAAAAGCCCCCCGCCGAAGCAGAGGGCTTTCGCTTGCTGTGCTGTGTCTCTAGGACACGGACACTATACAGGGGTTATTAGGCGTTTGCACCAATGCTTGAAGATGATTCAATGCGGCGCAATGCTTCCTGACGGAACACACCGTAACCAACGAAGTGCTTCCAACCAACTGGACGGAAACGCTGGAGGAGGTCGGTCACTGTGCCATACACGATGGTTGGCTGTGAACCGTACTCGCCACCCATTGAGACAGCCTTGGCAAGTGCCTGCTGACCCATGATGAGGGTACCGTATGCGTCAATTGTTCCAGATGCACCAGAGTTGTTGGATGCGTTTGCGAACAGAGGCGCACGTGGCGACTCAATGAAACGAACACCTTCAAACATACCAATTTCACCATTGTAAAGAGGCATTGCGTTGGTGTACTTGTATGAGTCACGCCAGCCTGAAGCATCGGTGATGCCACGAAGGTCGTAGGACACGTCTGGGTGAATGAAGCCAACGTAGTTTCCACCGATGGTAGGAACGTTTGCTGCACGGAGTTGAGCAACTGCACGACGGATGTCCTTAGCGGTAAGGGTGTCGTCTGTGTTGATGGTTGTACGGCTTGATGGGGCTACTGCTCCACCTGTTGCGTAGATTACGTTGTCGCCAGCCTGGATTACGTCACGAGCGATGGTGTCAATTGACAAACCAGCGTTGTAACCAACAGCGTTAGCGGCTACTGGGTCAACAGGGAGGAAAGACGAAGCACGAAGTTTCGCTGTCGTAACTGTTGCGTTACCGTATTCACGGAGGGTGACGGTAACCTGGTTGTCACTCATAGCGACAGGGGTTACGTCTTCTGCTTCACCGAGTTCCGTGGTCGCTGCTGCGAGGTCGGAGAACACTGTGAACTTTACGGATGCACCTGGGTTCGTTGCGTTCGTGGCTTGCACGTCTGCGAACTGGTCAAAGTACATTTCTGGGCGAAGGGCAAAGTATGCCAACTTCTCAAAAGCAACCTGGTCAACCGAAAGGTTGGAGGTGCCTGTTTCTGCTGCGTAGTAATCAGCCATGATTTTTTTTCCTTAATAGGTAGAGGGTTTAAATTTCCCCAAGGTCAACACCTTGGGCTTGTGCCTCTGCAAAAATCGCTAACAGTTCTTCTTGGGACGACGCATCATTGATTCGTTTCATCCAAGATGGTCCACTAGATGCGGTGTCGGCTCCTGCTGCAATCCTGTTGGTTTGCTGCCATCCTGCCTTATCAACGTCCTGTGGGTTGTTCTGGGGTGCAATCAGTTGTGCTTCTACGAGAGCCTGCTTGATGGCTTCTGAATTCATTTCACCGTCGTAGGCTTTCACAAAGTATTTAAACTTCGGGTCTGCCGTGTCTACTCCTGCTTTTACAAACTCAAGTTCTTTGGCTTGACCTTGTAGTTCCGCAAGAAGTTTCTTTGCTTCACGGTTTTCTTTTTCCAGTTGCTTCATTCTGGCACGAACTGGGTTCGTATCAGATGCTTGCTGTTCGTAATCGTCTTCATCGTAGTTGTCTGCGAAATCTGACATATGGCACTCTCCTTAGGTCCACACCACATCGGAGGAACGTGGTGGCTACATAATTACACCCCATGTGACGCTACGGTATCGGGGGATTTCCCGTAGGTTTCAGCCATCGGCTTACAGAGTGAACTATATCACACTACTGTCCTGCTGTGCGTAGACCTGTGACACCTTGTTGTGTTTCGCTTAGACCGCCACCTGTTTCAAATGCGGCTTTGCGTTGACGTTGACGTTTGGCGATTCGTTGGGCTGCTGCTGCATTGGTTCCGACTACACCACTGATTTGTTCTTCACGGGTGATTTGTTCTTCACCAGCCATAGTTGTGTCAAACAACTCTCTTGATGCGCTCAGACCTCCAAAAGCCCTACGAGCATCTGCTGGCTGTACACCTTGTTGTGAAAGCATTTCGGCTTCCTGGGCAGACAAACGCATCTGTGCCTGGGTCTGTGCTTCGGCGGCAATCTGAGCAGCCTGTGCCTGTCGTAGAACGATGTCCTTTGATTTCTCAGGGTCAATAAAGAAAGCAGCAAGGGAGGCATCGTCAACCATGTAGAGGCGTTTCATCTCTGCAATAATCTGTGGGTCGGCATCTTTGACAGCCTTGTACCCCAGGTTTATCCGTTGTGTGATTTCGTCAGGGTCTGTGTCGTTCCCAATGAACCTGGCTAAATCCTGCTGTGAATCGTAAAACCCTATGGGCATACCAGAAGAACGCAACTTCTGGCGGTAAGCCTCCTCGTACTGAAGATAAGAAGCAGGCGACAACTCAGGTAAACTCTTAGCAACACGAGCAGCATTACCCGCAAACCTATCCTTATACGTCTTAGTGTTCCTAGTGGAATCAATAAGAATCGCCTCGTTATCTACAAGACCAGGGTTCGCTTGGGCAAAAGTCCACAAAGCATCAATTGCATCCTGTGCATCAAGCCCGTAAGGGCGAAGATAAGAAGCGAGAGTGTCACGTGCGTCAGCCATTATTTAACCTTACCAAAAGCACGAGTCAAAGAACGCCCAATAGTGGCAGCCAAATCATTAGCCTGCTGTGTCTGGTTCCAACCATACGAAGCATCTGTGCGTAACTTTTTATTCCAGTCAGCAAATGACATCGGAGCATTGCCCTTCTCAGGACCCTGGTTCAAAGCCTGAGAATACAAAGGGTCAGTCCAGTCAATAGATTCCTGATTCTTCTCCAACGTGCTAGCAGCAATACGAGCATACGGGTCAACAACCTGCTTAAAAGTACGACCTGCTTCAAACTCGTTAGCAAAAGATGGATACCAAACCTTCGCCTGTTCCTTCATATAGGTCTGCAATGTATCGGTTGATTCCGCACCAGTAGCAATCTTGCTAATCCACTGGTTCACAAATTCCTGGCGGCTACCACCACGAGTAGGGTAACCCCAAGTGTCAAGAGTTTGATTTACTTTTGTACCGACAAGACCCTGACGCAACTGAATAACATCTTCATCATCTTCAACAAGAAGACCACCTAAAGCGTTAGATACCATCTGGTCAGTCCAGCCCTCACGAACAGACTTAACAGCCAAATCTTTAAACTTCGCCTCGTTAATGTCAATCTTTACACCGCTACTTTGAGCGAGTGTTTGAATCTTCAACAACGAACCGTCAGTCATCTGTTGACGTGTTGCATCGTTCGCTGTGTCATATTCCACAGATGAATCAGTTAGCGTCTGCCAGAACTGAGTGCCCCGCATTTTTGTATTTAATATCTGCGCCGAAGGGGGGGTAGGAGAAGTAACAGCATCACGGAAAATCTGTTGCAACTCAGGGTACTGCTTCATATAAGCAGCCAAAGATGGGTACATCTTTTCAATCTGCTGCTGATAAGCAGGAAGAAGTTTGCCTGACTGGACACCAGCCTCGTTCAGATTGGCTTTCCATTCTTCAGAGAACTTACTGTACGCAGCCATACGACGGTTATACACAGCACTACCGACAGGTACTTTCCCGCCGTCAGTTAGATAGTCATTAACGTTTTTGTATGACTTTGTAAGTTGGTTATTTTTAAATCCAAGGAAATCCTTGTCAAGAGATTTCTTCAGTTTCTTTACATCTTCAGCCATTATAAACCTTTAATAATATCTAGCATTGTGTCTGCGACATTCATCGCCTGGAAATCTTGTGCTTCACCCTTAAACTTAGAACGCAAATTTTCATTAGCGTAGGTCTGGGCATTAGGTGCCTGTGTTGAACCGTATGCGGAGTTGCGTTCAAGTTGCTGATACGACTGGACCATTCCTTCAATTTGTGATTCGGAAAGCCCACGACCAAGGGTTGACATTGAAACTGATTGAAAAACATTCTTCAAATCTGTTGGGCTTGTCACACGTGCAGCACCCATGCCAGCATTTGCGTTGAACATTCCAGACCTGTCTGAACGTGCAACTGTCATAGCAGAGTTCATGTCCAAACCAGTTTGGTTTGCATAGCGGAGGAACGAAGCAACGGCAGTGATATCTGAAGATGAGTTACCGTTTCCTACTTCTCCACCGAAATAATAACCTAGAGATTTAAGATTACGTAGGAATTTAAGTAGACCTGTTGGTCCCTCTTTTGTAAGTTTGTCACCGATAATTGCTGTCGGGTCTTGGTCAATCATGTACAAAGGACGTGTTGCGCCAGTTGTTAAATTGATAAGTTCAGTGCCGTTGTATGTTTTTACTTCACCCGTGGTTGGGTCTGTGTACTTACGTGGGGGAAGTTTATAATTTGATGGTAAGCCAGTTGAGCCAGATGCTGCGCCCTGTTGACCAAGCCACATCAAATACGCTTGCTGCTGTGCAGGCGTAAGTTTCGCTAATTCTTCAGCAGTTAACTGCCTTGTGAACGTAATCTCATCTGAAGTTTCCATAGGTTTCGGTGCCATTATTTATCCAATTCAGGTAGAAGTAATCTGTCAAAAACACGAGCGAATTCGGGTGTTTCTTTTACAAGAAGCAAACCTTGGAAACGTAGGGCTGTACGAAGACCAATCGCCTTATCGCTACCCCATTCGTTTCCAGCAGCCTTAGCACCCATAATAGCCATATCACGGAAACTGAGATATTCCTTCAAAGCAATAGCAGTTTCATTATTTTTCAAACGTGGGTCTTGAACAGCAAGACGCAACATCTTCATATTCTTTTTCGCCTGTTCAACATCAAGACTTGATTGAGAAACCATACCAGGGTATTCCATTTCAAGAAGAACCTTTTGGTCAGCAATTGCCTGGCGTTGTTGAGCATTTGGTCGCTCTCCACCTGCTTCAACAAGCGCACGATACTTGTGCATACCTAAAACATACTCAGCCAATTCAACCTGTGTTGGGATAGGCGGGATTCGTTCACGCTTGCCAGTATTGATTTGATACAACCACGCTGCATGGTCATAGTTTGAACCCTTAGGCGCAAAGTAGCCAACAATTTCACCATAGGGTGTATCAAACAAATCAGCGTTATCTAATTCCCATTTAGCAAACTCAGAAGATGCTTCAACACCAGACATCAAAGATTTTGTTTTACCAGCCATAAAACCAAAAGTTTCTT